CGTCTTTGGGCGACTCCGAAGTGTTGAGCGTCAAGCACACGCCACGCGATGCTATACCCGCGCTCTTCCAGCGCTCTGATAACGGTTCCCATATCTCGTCCTTCGTTAGATGAGAGAAGTCCAGGGACGTTTTCGAGAATGAAGCTTTGCGCTTTTGTTTCGTCAAGGAGTCGGCAGATTTCCCAGAACAATCCTGATCGTGATCCAATGAGTCCTGCTCTTCTGCCTGCAACGGACAAGTCTTGGCATGGAAATCCGCCAGTGATGATTCCGTTTGCTGGATCAAATCCTGCGCTGATAAGTTGTTCACCTGTTACCCCCGTAATGTCTCCGTATAGTTTTGTGTTTGGAAATCGCCGGGCTAGAACGCTTTGCGCGTGCTTATCCCATTCAACTGTTGCTACGACATTGATTCCTGCTCTTTCCATCGCAAGATCAAAGCCACCGATGCCTGCAAATAGCGAGACGCCAGTTTTTATCATTCGTTACCCCCTTGTTTATTCTTGCGTGCGTGCAATCGGACTCGAACCGATTCGCTTCCCCTGCGGCCGCCTGGCCCACGCGCCTTCCCCGAGTGGAAGGTGTTGCTCGGGAATTGCCTATCTTATGCCGGCTTTGCTCCAAGTTGGGCAAGGAGCGCGAGGACTTCTGGCGTCAACGCATCGGCGGTTACGACTTGCTTTGGCTCTGCCGCAGCTGCTGGCGCGGCCGCTTGCTTCGCTCCGGCGGAGCCGACGAAGGCGTTTGCCTTCGCCAAATCTGCCGGGTTGCTGGTTGCGTCGATCAGGATCCAGGGAGCTGATTTTCCTGGCTTTGCTGTTCCCTGTCCAATGCGTGCCAGAACCTTCTGGCCGACTTTGTTCTTCAGCGCGTTCTTTAGCGCAACGTTGAAGAATAAAAGCCCTTCGTGGATCTCCCCGGTGTCGAGGTTGGTCACGTTGACTTCGATTGCGTCGGTGTCGCCATGCACTGTGGTGATGCTTGGTTTGTATTCGGTTGGTTCAATGATCAGCAATTGATTTGCGAGATCTGCGACCTTTGGCTGGTCGCCGCCTGTTGCTAGTTCAGAGAATGTCATTCTCTTTCCCCCTTTATCTTGGTCTTGCTTGGTTGTTGGTTTTCCAACTCTGAGGGCGGATTGCTTTCCGCGATTTCCTTTGCTATGTCCGAGATCGTCTTCTCGATCATGGAGTGGTATCTCCGTTGCATGCCTTCGCTAAGTCTGTGCTGAAAGGCTGGAAGTATGGGCAGTAATTGCAAAGCCGATCGGGGCTTGCCGGTATCAATTGCCAAAGTTCCGGGCTGTTCTCGACGTCTACGGTTGCGAGCAATCCGTAGACGGTGTCGAGTCTGCCAAGTGCTGCGATCGCAATTGATTCGTCGTAATCGTGAAGTTCCACATGCAAGTCGTCAAGGCTGCCGCTTGTCGGTAAATAAATCAGTGCGACTTGTTTAACCTCTGCGCCTTCTTGCGCTTTGCCGTAGCCGTAGAGCTGTACTTGAACGAGCTGCTGCTCTGTTGCTCCTTCTTTGCGTCGCTTCTCTAGTCCTGTGCTGCCTGTGGTTTTCCAGTCCATAACAATGCCGCGCCGCTTGTCGAAAAGGTCAACGGTTCCGGTCAAGTTCGCCCGGATCGTCACCTTCTGCTCGACTTCGTAATCTTCAAGTTTGGCGAAGATATCCGCCAGGTGCGCATGGATCGCTGTTCCGACTTGCGCTGCCCAGTTTCCGCCGCCGGGGATCTCGTTTGCTTTATCCCAGTCAAGGAGTTTGTAAGCGATGCGCCTGGTGCATGAATGGCCTATCTCGGATGGCCCGATGTAGACCTGCTTTGATCTCGGTGTCCATGTGCCGGCCTTCGTGATAATTGCTGCCAATTCATCGCCGAGTGCCTTGCCTGGTGCGTGCGGTGATACGAACATTTAGTCGTCGTCCTCTTCGTCGTCTTCGTAAGGCGTGAAGATGGGCGTCTCCGTTATGCCCGGGTTTGGGATAATCGTGGGAAGGCTCATTCTTGCTCCACGACCGTAAATCGGCGGCTGATTGAAACGGTTTCGAGCGCGTCTATAACTTGCGGCGGAAGGATCTCCCTTGCTCGCTTTGTGTCGAAGCGCGTGCTCTCCACTCTTGTCCATCTGATCACCGGGCGATTCTGGTACATCGCAAGTTCGGCATCGCCCATCGCTGCTTCAAGGTGCGATCGTGCGACGTCTGCGATCTCCGTCCACTTCTTTGCTTCTGCCTGAGCTGCCTTATATTGGCGCAGCCATTGGCCTACTCCGTCGTCAAAATCAACGACGCCATGCTCTATTTCCATTGTCATCTTTCCCCCCTAATACCAGCCGTAGCCGGTCTTGGCTTTCTGTTGTTTCCAGTGGATCCAAGCTGCGCAGGGGCCGCCTGATCCGTATCGTCGTCCGATATAGGCTAGTGCTGCGATCGTCTGGCTCACTCTGGATTCCGGGTGTCGCATTCCTAGATTTTTGTATGTGCCGGCAAGGAGTTGCCCTACGCCCTTTGCGGAGCTTTCGGGGTTATTGACGGATTGCCACGCGCTCTCCTTGCCGATTAATTGCGCGAAGCATTTGTATTGCTGTGGCTCCAGCAATTCTCGGGCGAGCTGCTTTGGATCGATGTGTTGCATCGCTGTCCTTTGCTCGTAAACAACCGGCATCGCTGCCGGTGCTGGTGGTGCTGGTGTTAAGGCTGCCGCCGCGATCGTGCTGCTCACCGTTGAGATTCCAATGATGAAGATAAATCGGCGGATTGAGTATTTCTGATCTGGTTTGATTGGTCTTCTCGCTTTCTCGCCCTGTTTGCTTCAGTGAAGATCCGGTAAATCTGGGTCACTCTGAGGCCTACTTTGCTGGCGATTTCGTCTGTTGAGATTCCCTGATTTCGAAGTTGAATGACTCGGTCATTGCGTTTCTTCTTCTCATCTCTTGGGAGATTCTGGCCTCTTTCGGTTGGCGTCTTGCCACCCCAGATTCCATAAGGGATCTCTTCTTTGATTGCGTATTCCAAGCATTCCTTCCGTTCTATACAGCCCTTGCAGATTTTGCGAAGGATTGGGAGACGATCTGTCTCTTCGGATTTCCCATCTGGGAAGAATAAGTTTTTGTCTTCTATATCTGCACATGCTGCGTTCTCAAATAGCGGAACGAATGGCAGGAATTCTGTGGTTCTAATCATGGCGCTTTGCCCACTGCTCTAAATTCTCCACGACCCAGGCTTTCTCAATTCCTGCGTTGCGTCGCTTTATTATCACATAAGCCGGCGGTGTCTGCTCTAGCCCTCTGGCCTTTGCGTAGTTTGCAGCTTCTGTCGTTGCTTCATCCCAGAACGCCGGGAGTGAGATGTTCTTACGGTTCTTCAATTCCAGAATGTATGTCTTGCCTGCAACGATCGCGACGATGTCGCCTTCGTCTTTACTGCCGGCTTTGGTCAATCGTTCAGCGATCGCGCCAACGGAACGCAGCCATCTCATTACATCTGTTTCGAAGAGTGCGCCTTTGCGTCCGTTTGGGTTTGCCATTTACTTTACGATTTCCAATCGTGGAGTTGCTGGTTCTTTCATTGATCTAACTGTGATCAGGATCTGTTCTGCCAAAGTCAGGGCTTCGTCCTGGCTCATGTTTGCAATGAGCAGAACGGTCGGATCTAGTTTGTCGCGGTGTTTGGAATAGATATCAAAGCCTTCTTCTGTCCTCATATTTTGCACCTTGCCATAAACGGCCAAGTCTGCGATAAAGTCTGGATGGACTTCTTTGCCGGTTTCTTCTATCAAATCAAGAACGGCGTCTTGCTCTTCCAAATAAATCGCCAAGCGTCCTTCGTTGCCATGCACTGAGAATAAAGGCTCGCGGTATCTCACTTGCGGAGCGCCTTTGCGATCTTCTGTTGCTTGGTTTCGTATTGCATAGCTTCTCGGATCTGTTCTTCAAGTGGGTCGTTCTGCCATCGCAATAATAATGCGGTGATAATTCCTGCCGCTGCGATCCCTGCTCCGATTATGAGTTGTACTTCCATCTTTCCCCCGATCTTGTGGCGCTGTGCCTTGTTGTCGCCAATTGTGGGGGCTGTGGGGTCTATTTGTGGGTTAGCCACGCCGTTGCTTCGCCGGGGCGCTGGCGCTCACGCTCAGTTTGCCCTGCCTGTGGATAAAACTCACAAGATTCAGGCGCGTTGCTGTATTGCTCTTCGTATGGACAAGGCCTAAGTTATGGGTGTGGGCAAGAGGGGAAACTCCCCGAGGCCTACGGGGGGTAAAAATGTTAGTTCTAAATCTTGAAGATGTGATCGTCGAAGCCGCGACTGAGCTTGCGATCTCTGGTGAGTGCGATGTTCCTGTTGATAATAACTTCGGCGGTTGCGATGTGTTTCTGCCGGGTGCAATGGTTGGAATAGTTCGCGGTGCTCTTCACAATGGAATTCGATTCGCTATTGAAGATGGCACTCTTCATATGTATAAGTTTGAACGCTTCGGTGTTTCTGCTTCTGCTTCATTCAAGGGCGAGATGGTTTCTTCTTCTGTACTCGTTGCAATCGCGAAGGAGTGGCTCTAATGTACGAAATCAAAGGAATCAAAACATTAAGCGTGCGCGATGGCGTCGCTTTGACTGCAAATCTTTATCGTGATGGTCGTCTTGTTGCCAATGTGGAAGATCGTGGCGATGGTGGCTGTATGTGGATTCACTGGAATGAAAATTCAGGGCTTGAGTCTGCTTTGCTGGTTGATTGGTTTAATAAATCAGAAGCCGATCACTGGACTACAAGTTTTAAAGATTCAGAATTTTCTGATAAGTGCGAACTTGCAATTGAATGGTTGATTGATGTTGCTCAGAATAATAAGTCTGCAAAGAAGAACATTCTCATTCGTGTTGCCGTAGAACCCTTTGCAGATGGAATGCGACGCTTTGAGAATTATCAAATGAAGAATGTCACTTTGTCCAATAGGGACGCGTTGCAGTCTGTCGTCAATCAATTCGTAAGTGCTGAAGTTTGGGATATAACTAGTCAATCCTTCGTGTATGCCAAGGATTTGCTCAAGAAGAAGGTGGTCGCATAATGGCTCGCAAATCAATCAAACTTGCCAGAAATACGATGTGGCTTGAGGGTAAAATTGCCACGCCAGATGCAAAAGTGAACCACTGGCTTGCCATAACTGGTAAGTCTGCCGATGAATTTCGTTCTCTTGGAATTAATGCCATCGGTTTCTATCCGAGCAAGATCGTTGCTTATTACAATTTTTCATTCACGGATAATTCTGTTGATAAAACTGAAGTCCTCTATCCAACAGAGGCGGATAAGGCTCAGATTCGTGCTTCTATGAAGGCTGGTGCGTGATGTCGCTCTATAAGTCATTCTCCGATACAAAGATTTCGGGGCTTCCTGATTGCGATGCCTGCGAAGGTCGCTGGCAGGCGATCTTCAAGCGCCAATATCAACATCCAAATGGCGAGCGCTACTGGATGAATGTCTGCGTCTTCTGCGCTCGCAAGAATTGGGATTTTGAGGTGAAGTCATGAAGTTATCGGATCTATATTGCGTATTCTGCGATGGGCGAGTCACTAACGGCTCACATTGCGTGCCTTGTTGGGAATATAAGGGCGTCGTCACTTTGGCGGAATATTTAGAAATCAATGGGCATCTGCCCCGAATTAAGGAAATGGTGAAGTGATGGGTGCTATGAAAGCTGTTCTAATGGATATCAGCGAGGGCATGACTCTGGCTGGTCGCAATCTGGTTGATTCTGCCGAGGCGCAGGATCCGGAATTGATGGAGGCGGTTATGGTCAATATCTTGGCTTCTCTGCCTTCTTATCTATCTGCATTGCGAGGCGAATAATGAAGATGGATCGCAAGTTTGTCCTTCGTCGTCGCGCAGTGGCGATCGTGATCGGCTTGCTCCTGCTTAGCCTGTTCACATATGCCACTCGCGATCTCTGCTGGACTGGTTCTGGCTATGGCTCCTGCTCTGTGATGATTGACGAGGTGATCTCAGATGGCCGTTAAGAAGGCGCGTTCGGTTCGGGTGTCTGATTCCCTGTGGCAAGCGGTCAAAGATAAGGCGGTTTCTGATCAGAAATCGGTCAGCGAAGTCATCGTGGATGCCCTGAAAGCCTACGTGCGATGAGTTGGTGGCATCTAATCTCTGCGCCTTTGGCTGGCATCCTTGCTCTGGCTTATGGTCGTCGGATCTGGTTCTGGTTCACTTTCGGCTTATTCTTTGGATTCTGGTCTTTATTGATCGTGCTTCTGCCTAGAAAGGAGTTGCGCGTTCCCACTCTTCCCGATTGGTTCCTTGTCTATTGGGGCAATCGGGTCATTGCGAAGGAGATGCGATCCATCCGGGATCCATCCGATCTCCTTTAGCGAGAAATGCCCCCCACCGCCTGTTTATTGGCTGTGGGGGGTATTTTCATGCTTTGAGCGCCCTAGCGATTCCTTCTTCTAGGCTGATCTTTGGCTCGTAAATCTGGAACATCTTTGTGGGGTCGCCTACTCGGTATTCAACTCCGCTTGGCTTGCCTGGGTGCTTCTTGATCGGGGCGAGGTATCCCTGCGCCAACATGATCATCTCTGCTAGTTGGATGAATGAAATCGGTCGCCCGGTGCAAAGGTTCAAGGTTTGGATGTCGTTTGTGATCGCTTCAAATGTTCCTGCGACCACGTCGTCTATGTGAATAAAGTCGCGAACTTGCTCGCCTGTTCCCCATACTTCGAAGGGGTCAAGTTTGGCTTTGCCGCGTGCGATCAATGATGGGAATGGGTAATCCATCGCTTGGTCGCTGCCATATCCGCTAAATGGGCGGAGGATGTTGACTTTGATTCCTTCTGCTCTGGCGTATTTTGCCAAAGTCTCGCCGGTCAATTTTGCCCATCCATAACTCAAGTCTGGGGTTCGAATGTGGTCAAGGTTGATGTCGCCTTCGCGAAGTCGTTGCTGGTAGGCGGCTCTCTGCAAATAGATTGGGTAAGCCGCCGAGCTGCTGTAATAAACCAGATGCTTTGGCTTCGTTCTTACCGCCCACTGGAACATGTCGCTGTCGATCGCGAGGTCGCTGGCAACGGCCAAAGGGTTGCCTTCGATCGTGGCTCTGCCCCCGACGATCGCGGCGAGGTGAATAACGACGTCGTATCTGGTGTCGTCCTTCTTGAAGAAATCCCTGCAATCAATGCCGTTTGCAATGTCGATGCCGGTGATCTCATGGCCTTTGTCGTCAAGCGCTCTGTGGAAGGCGCGGCCAACGAAGCCGGCGTCTCCTGTTATTAGAATCTTCATGCGAGCCATTCTGCCATGTATCTGTCGCTTCCTGATTCGGCCTTTGCGATCGCCTGGTCGCTGCTGAAATGGAAGCGGTCATCTGCTTCAAGGGCTGCCCCGATATGGTGCAAGGTTGCCTTCTTTCCGATGGGAAATGGGCGGCGTTTGCTCTGGCCTTCTGTGGGGGTTTCGTAGCTCTCATCGTGGATCAGGGCGCTGTCCTTGATCAAGGGCCAAATGTGAGCCGCCAGCCAGTCCTGGTCTTGCGTGTAGTAATTCTTGGCCACTTCTGCTTCGTGCAAATCTGCCGGGATTGCCTTCGTGCGAGCTGCGAACATGCCGGCGCTGATCTGGTAATTGTGGCCTGTGGGGTGGTCTTTCATAACGTGGAAATCTAGGCCGCTTGCCAGAAACTCTTCGTGTGCGATCCGTTCCCGGTGCGTCAGTCTGGCGTCTGCGTCGCGGCTGAGAACGACGTCAAAGTCCTGGTCTGCCAAAGCCTGAAATCTCCAAAGTTTGGCTGTGTGGTCTTCTGGCCCATCTTCGTCTACGAGCTGCACGTGGGGGAAGAGCTGCAATGTTTGCTTGATGGATTCCGGAACGCTTGCCCCGGTGTAAAAGCGCAGGGTATATCCCTTGAAGTGCCTGGTTGCCAGAATTGCGTTCTTGATCGCGCCGATCGTGTATCGCTCTTCGCTTCCGTATAACGAGTAGGCGATGAGCTGCTTCATGGCTTCAGTTTGCGCTTTAGCAATTCGTAGGCTTCGCTCTCAATGTAGTTCTTGTAAGCGAGCGCGTCGAATGAATATATTTCGGTCGCATTGACTTCCTTGTATCCCTCATCCCATTCGGCTTTGCCTGCGATGGGGTGCATGTGCTCAACGATAACGTGATCGAGATAAGTCAGCGCCCCTAAATCTTCGCCTAGTTTCTTCCAGAAGTTATCAAGGTATAAATGCTTCATCTTTGGCGGAACCATGCCATCAAGCGCTTTGACGATGTCACTGGTCATCGCGATCATGGTTGGAAGTCGTTCCTTCTGTAGCAGATCGTTGCCGTAGGCCATTGACGGTCGCTTCTGCATCGCCTGGATAAGAATGCCATCCCACCCGGCTGTGCGTGGGCGGTGGTCATCGCCGAGGAAGGCGAAGTATTTATATTCGCCCTTCTTTACGATCGCACTCGCTGCCTTGTTTATTGGGTAAGCCATGCCCCGGGTTTCGTTCTGAATTGTCATGCACTTGTCTGCGCCTACTTCGTATTCGTAGGCATCGTGCTCTGGATCGTTTGCGTCAATAACGAAGAGGATGTCTGAATGTGTGGAAAGTCGATCGTGCTCTGCCAATAGTTCGACGGCGTTGCTCGGGCGTCCTCTGGTTGGTACGAGGATAATCATTTCATTCATTGATTGGTCGCAATCTCGCCGGCGATCGCGGCGTATGCCGCTAAATCTACGAAGGAGTCTTCTGTCTCTGTCTCCATCAATCGTGCGACTTTAACTAGCGCCATGCATATCGCTACTTGCTGTGGGGTGATCTGGTGCTCCAGATATGTCGTCCATAAGTCTGCAATGCGGCGGTGGTTGGTTCTTGGATCGCCGTATGTTTGCTGGCGGTCTTTCGCTGTGAGTCGGTGCGCTTCTTGAAGAATATCCCCCCGATTCATCAATTACTTCGCTCCGCGTCCAAAGTCGCTTGCTCTGGGATCTATCGCCTTCAAGAGTGGGCCGGCGATTGCTGCGATCCCTACTGCAAGGTATTCCTTGAGTGGGCGGTTTGGATCTACAAGATAAAGAGCTGCGATTGCTGCTGCTCCTGCTCGCAGGTAGGTCATTGCCATTGCTTCAAGCTTCTTCTTATCCATTTGTTATCTCCTTAAATTTAGGGCGGCCAAATCCTACGATAAATACTGGCAGAGATGGTTGAACCTTGCCGCGATTCTTCTTCTTGTATGCGCGTATCTTCTTGCAGACTTCGCCGCCGTTGCGCTGGTCGCCCTTCTTGTCCGGGCTGGTGTTGCCTTCTACTGTGGTTACTGTGCCGTTACCGTTATTGCTGATTACGATTCCAACGTGTGAAATGCGATCAAGCGCGTCTCCTGGAAAGTCAAAGAAGACGATATCGCCGGGCTGTGGATCTGCTTGTTCTGAAAGTGTCCAGGCGTTCTTGTCCATGAATGCTGTTGCCCCTGCTGGCGTGTATGTGCAGTTTGGGATCTTGATTCCGGCTTGCTTTGCGCACCAGTTTACGAATGCTCCGCACCAGGCTTGCTTTGGCTTCTGGTATTTTGTTTCGTTATCTGCTGGC